AAAAAGAAGCTGTATTACTAGGATATAAAGTTCTTTACAATAGAGCAGGTAAACTTATTACTGAAAGAGTTTCAACTGATATTAAAGAACTTAAACCTAGACAATATATAGAAGATTTTATAGATTATTGGACAGAAGAGAATAGTAGAGGTAAAATGAGATGGCAGCTTGAAAAAACTTGGAATACATCTTTAAGATATAAAAGGTGGATAAGAAATAATGAAAAATTTGATAAAGGTAATAAAAGTTCTGATCCTAAATTTCCAGACTATTATGATATACATTTTGCTAAAAGGTTAGAACAAGATCACACTGCACTACTTTCTTATTATAATCATTTAAGATCTCTTGGTTATGAAAAGAAAGTAAATAGTTATGACGGTAAGATAAAATGGATTAAAAGATGAATATTATAGTGTCAATAATATGGAATGGTTTTATGCTTGGAGTAAGACACTTTGAAGCTGATGAAAACCATCCTTATTTTGAAATGAGAATATACTTATTACTAATACAATTAACAATATTTATAGATAATAGGAAATAAAATGAATAAATTAAGCTTTGAATATATGAAAAATAAGACTCCAAAATATAAAGAGGGTAATGAGGTTTATAAAGGTAGTGTACGTTATAAAGTATGTAAACCTTTAGACTATGATATTAATAATAAACAATGGAGATATCAATTAGTTAATACAATAACAGGTGTATATGAATATATAGATGAAAAAGATCTTTCTAATGGTATATTTACAGACACTAAAATAGTAAAAGGTTGGTAATGAAGGAACATGATTTACATAATGCTTTAGTAAAATATATAGATTTACAATATAAAGATCTTTTATATACATCTACTTTAGGTGGAATATATTTAGGATCTAATAATTGGAAACAAAAGAACATAAAGAAAACTCACTACAAAAAAGGAGTACCAGATGTATTAATATTTGAGCCAAGACATGGTTTCCACGGTTTAATGTTAGAATTAAAAACTAAAAAAGGTAAACTATCTTTACATCAAAAAGAGTGGTTAAAGAAATTAAATAAAAGAAACTATTGTGCTTTAACATGTTATGGTTTATATGATGCAATAGAAAAACTAAATAAATATTTGAATGTATAAAAATATAAGAAGAAAAAATATTAAACATTTTTTATTTGATATAACAGAAGGATTAAATTATCACGTTGTTATACATAAAGAAGTTAATTATGATCAACAAGACGATATTTTTATTACTAATTTTATAGATAACAATATAATACCATTATATAAAAGCTGTGTAGTTGAAGGATCTGTATTAGGTGAGTGGGAATTCAAACAGTTACAAGAGAGAGGAGTACTAACATATACTGAATTTGAGACTCTTAGACAATTATGTAAATAATAATTATAATAAATTATTAGAGATTAGTAGGAAAATCACTAGTGATAAGTATCCTGACTACGAGGATTTATTACATGATATATTATTAGATCTTTATAAAAAGGACATTGAATTAATATCTAGACTTATATACAAAAATGAATTAGAATACTTTATTGCTAAGATGATGATTAATCAATACCATAGTTCTACATCCCCATTCTTTATAAAATATAGGAAGCATAAAAGTTTTAAGGCCAATCTTTTAAAAATGATATATGAAAATAGAAGGGATGATATTTATATATATAATAAAGACTTTGGATCTGATGAAAGGAAAAACAAATTAAAAGATATAGAAGAAAAGCTAAATTGGATAGAAGAAAAATTAAAAAAAATAAAATGGTTTGATGCTCAAGTATTTAGAGTTTATTATCTTGAAGGACATAGCTTAAATACTTTAGAAGCTGCGACTAAAATAAACAGAAATACTTTAGGAAAATCAATTAGAATTGTAAAAAAATATTTAAAAGAAGAATTAAATGATTGAATTTATAGAACACTTATTTGGCTTTTGCGGAGAAAGTCATTTAAATATATTTATATTAATATTAATACTACCAATGTTAAGTTACATAACATTTAAATACTTAAAATATGACAGATAAAAATAAAGGATTAGGCGATACTATCGCTAAAATAACTAAAGCAACAGGAATAGATAAAGTAGCTAAAGTGGTATTAGGAGATGATTGTGGTTGTGAGGAAAGAAGAAAGAAACTAAATCAAATGTTCCCTAACTTTAAGAATATAAGACAATTCACTGAAGATGAGATTAAGATCTATGATGAAGTAGTACCTAATTCTGATAAGAAAGGTATGCTAACCCCAGCTGAAAAGACTATTGTATCAGCTTTATATAGATCAGTCTTTGGTGTTAATCCTGAGTGGAAAAGTTGTGGACCTTGCAATGCTCAAATAATGAGGAACTTAAAACAAGTATATAAAAATAGCTGTAAGATATGAGAAACCACACTAAAGTATATATGACTTTTTTTTATTTAGATGAAACAGATTACATAAAATGTGAGATGTGCGGTAGTGAAGGTCAAGATATACATCACATACAAGCAAGAGGATTAGGTGGAAGTAAGAATAAAGATTATATAGAGAATTTAATATGCCTTTGTAGAGATTGTCATATGAGAGCTGAGGCAGATAAAGAATTTAACACGTATTGTAGAATACAACATTTAGAGAACATAAAACAATATTTATATGAAAATCACATTAGTAGAGATAAACAGTCTTAAAGATGCTGTATATAATCCTAGACAAATGACTAGTAAACAGTACAATGATTTAAAGATTAGTATGGAAAAATTTGGATTAGTAGATCCAATTATAATTAATATGGATAACACTGTAATAGGAGGACATCAACGTTTAAGAGTATTAAGAGATCTTGGAGCACTAAATGTACCTACTGTAAGGTTAAACCTATCTAAAAAAGATGAGAAAGAGTTAAATGTAAGGTTAAATAAGAATACAGGTAGTTGGGATCTAGATATATTAGCTAATGAATTTGATGTAGTAGATTTATTAGATTGGGGTTTTAAGCACATAGAATTAGGATTCAATATAGATAAGATAGATGAAGAGAAACCTTCAGTGATTACTATAAAAGAAGAAGATACTATAGAAGCTTTCAAAATATATGAAGATCTTAAAGATAAAGGATATAACGTAACTATAAAATAAATTTAATATAATGAACAAAAAAGAACACATAAAGAAAAAACTATTAATAGAAGGATTAGAAAATTCTTTAGGTATAGTATCAACAGCTTGTAATAAAGCTAATGTAAGTAGATCAAGTTTTTATAAATGGTATAAAGAAGATGAGGACTTTAGAAAAAAGGTAGATGAAATAGATAATGTTAAGTTAGACTTTGTTGAGAGTCAATTATTTAAGAATATTCAAAACCTAAAAGAAAGAAGTATAATGTTTTACTTACAACATAAAGGACATAAAAGAGGATACATACAAAAGCAAAATATAAATCTAACTTCTAATGATGAAGAAATTAAAAAAATAGAGATTGAGATCATTAAATCTAAAAGCGACAGTAGTACTACAGAAAAATCTTGATGCTAATACAAGAATTGTAGTTAATCAAGGTGGAACTAGATCTAGTAAAACCTATTCTTTAGCTCAATTAATTATTATTAAAGCACTACAAGAAAAAGGTAAAGTATATACTATATGTAGAAAGAGTTTACCAGCTCTTAAAGGTACAGCGTATAGAGATTTCTTTAACGTATTGGAAGAGAATAACTTATATAACCCTATTAATCATAATAGATCAGAGTTAACTTACAAGCTTAATGGTAATGAGATAGAATTTATATCAGTGGATATGCCACAAAAGATTAGAGGTAGGAAACGTAATACACTTTGGATGAATGAAGCTAATGAGTTTAGTTTTGAGGATTGGATTCAATTAAGCTTAAGAACAACAGAGAATATATATTTAGACTTTAACCCATCAGATCCTTATTCTTGGATATATGATAACGTAATGAATAGAGATGATTGTACATTTATTAAGTCAACATATTTAGATAATCCTTTTTTACCAGCAGAAACTATTAGAGAAATAGAAAAGCTTAAAGATTTAGATAGTAACTATTGGCAGATATATGGTCTAGGAGACATGGCTCAACCCACGGAGACGATATTTAGACAATTCAATATATCTAACAGCGTACCTGAAGAAGCGGTCCTGGTTGCAATAGGAATGGATTTTGGTTATTCTAATGATCCTACAGCTATAGCAGAAGTATATAAACTTAATGATGAGATCTATATTAATGAATTAGTATATAGTAAAGGATTAACAAATCAAGATATAGCACAGAAGCTAAGAGATCTCGAGGTAACAAGACAAATAGAGATAATAGCAGATAGTGCTGAGCCTAAGTCTATAGAAGAATTACATAGACAAAATTTTAATATTAAAGGAGCTAAGAAAGGTAAAGATAGTATTAATATGGGAATTGATATATTAAGAAGATTTAAAATAAACATTACTAAGAAGAGTACAAATACAATTAATGAGTTTAAATACTATAAATGGATGACAGATAAGAATGGACATGTAATAAATAAACCAGCAACAAATCAACATGATCACTTAATAGATGCTATAAGATATGTTGCATTAAATAAGCTAATGACTAATCATAGTGGAAAGTATTACATATTGTAAAAAAACAATTATTAATTATTTATATATATTATAAGATATGAGAGAAAAAAGAAAAGTTGGAGTACCTAGTGATTGGAGTGGTATATCAATAAAGATGTATCAAGATTTTGAGAAAATAAAAAAGAAAAAGCTAGAAGAAAGTGAATACAATTTAGAAGTATTAGGAGCTATATGTGGGTTAGATAGAGATATGGCAAGTCAATTAGAGGTAAAAAGCTTAAAAAAGATCTTTAAGACAATTGAATTTATGACTAAAGAAATGCCTAATACTAAAGAGTTAATTAAAAAAGTAGAATGGAATGATAAGAAATATGGTATAATACCAAACTTTAGTGAAATAAGTATGGGTGAATATATAGACATTGAGGAACATTGTAAGGATGCCCAAAAGAATTTACATAAGATTATGAGTATATTATATAGACCTATAGTAAAAGAAACTAGAACAAGGTATAGTATAGAACCATACGCTCCTAACGAGGAATTAGAACAAGAGTATTTAGACTTTCCTATAATTCCTTCAGTATCAGCTCTTAATTTTTTTTTTCATTTAGGCAAAATACTACCCAACGCTTTGGGCAAATTTTTGAGAAAGGAACTGATGAAGCAGGGGAAACAAGCTTAGCTAGTAAATGGGGTTGGTATAATTTAATATTTGGCTTGTGTAATGATGATATATTAAATATTAAAAAGATAACTGAATTAGAACTATATTTAGTATTAACCTTTTTATGTTATAAACAAGACCAAAATAATATAAAGAAAAATAATTATGATAACTTTCAAAAACGTAATAGATGATTTTAGTAATATAGCTACTAATCATTATTTAATAAAATCTTTTCATTCAGGTTTTTTAGATGAGGTGGATATAAATAAGCTAGATCAAACAGATTTTCCAATACTATATTGTGAGCCTGGAACAGCAACTATTGATGTAGGTGTATTAACATACTCTTTTACAATATTTGTTTTAGATATGTTAAAGGAAGACTTATCAAATAGAAATGAAGTATGGACTACTACATTAGAAATGACTCAAGATATAGTAGCTGAGTATAGACAGAACTTAGCTTTACAAACATCAGGAGGAGATAGTGGTAAGAAATTAAGCTATGTACCTAATGAAGCTGTATTAGACTTGCCAATAAGTACAGAACCTTTTACTGCTAGATTTGCAAATATTTTAACAGGATGGTCTTCTAGTATGTCAATACAAGTTAATAACACTAACAATCTCTGTGTAGCTCCTATAGAGCCCTCAGATAATGATCCTAATTCATAATGGCAGTAGTATTTAGATTAAGAGGACCAGATGGAAAATTCGTAAAAGGTAACGCTAAGAATGTAGAGAAGTCAATGACAACATTTGCATCTAATGTTATTAAAGAAGGTAGAGCTATTCTAAATGCAGATAAAAAAAGAACTAAAACTAATACTCTTTTTAATTCTTATAGTTATAATTTAAAAAGCTCAAATAGTACAATTACATTAGGATTTGATTTTGGTTCTGCTAATAATTATTGGCAATTTGTAGATCAAGGTGTACAAGGTGTAGGTTACTCTGATGCTAGTGAAGATGTAGAACAATTACCTATGTTAGGTACAGGAAGTCCATTTAAATTTAAATATGCTAGTCCTGGTGGAGCTATGGTTAATTCTATTAGAGGTTGGATTAAAAATAAACCAGCTAGTTTAGGAGGAAGAAATGAAATGAGTGCTGCATGGTCTATAGGATATTCAATTAAAAGACGTGGATTAGAAAGAACATTGTTCTATAGTAAACCAGTAGAGAAAGCTTTAGAGACTTTACCTAATGATGTTTTGGAAGCGTTTAGATTAGACTTTAGTAAGTTAATAGATAAATTACCAAATAAAACAATAATAAAGTAAATGGCAACAAATATAATTCAGAAACCAAATAAATTAGCAGCAGCTTATAGTCCAATGATATTTGTTATTAGCGAGACTAGTTCAGGGATTTATAATGGTTTTAAGTTTAGATATATAGTGCAAGTGTTTATAGATGATGTAGAAAAAGCTAAATTAAAGTTACATAAAAACTCGAGTAATGATTGCGTAGTAGATGTTTCAAAAATAGTTAGAACATATTTAGAAACACAACTTACAAATGTTGGAAACGTTGTAACATCATATAGTGGTTCAATACATCAAATAGGTATATCAGATACAGGAGAACAATTTTCAAGAAACAATAGTCAACTTTGTAAAGTTACAGTAAAAGCAGGTTATGAAGTAGCAACATCTGCGACTAGTGCTCCAGCTGAAACTTTAGATGCTGATAATGATACTATATATGCTATTCCAGCTACTACTCCTTATACCAAAACGGGTACAAATATAGGTGGTTTAGATGCTTCAGGAAGTAATGAACCTTTAAAATTCTTCACAAACAACTTAACAGCAGAGGATAATTATAAATTCTTTACAAATGCCCCAACAACACAGTTTGTAAGAGGTAGTAGCATATCAGACGATAACTTAGATGTTTTGACTGTTTGCTTTAAACAGGGTAATAGTGGTGCTAGTAGTTTATTAGATTTTGGTGAAAAAATTGAATATATGAAAGTTGAATATTTTGATGCTGCTGGTAATGCTATAACAGGTACATCAGGTAGTGTTGATTATTATAACTTTGCAAATTCTGGAGCTCAAGGAGGAGCAACCGCTGCTGAAGCAACTTCAGTTAATAGTAGTATATTATATTTTGGCTGTGGACCTAGAAATTTAGAAGCACAATCTGAGAAGACTGATGCTAGACCAAGTAATCACGTTGATTGGGCTTATTACAGGATATCAGGACATACAGCT